GGCAGGACAACGCCCTTTGAAGGCGTGAATCGTGGTCCGAATCCACGGCGAGGAGCCCGATGAGCTATTACAAGGAGAAAAGAAAATGACCGAATCAAGACCATGGGGTAACTACCAAACCATCTTCACCGATGAGAAGACCCAAGTTAAGAAAATCACCGTGCTACCAGGCAAACGCCTATCCCTACAAACCCACGAGAAGCGCAGCGAGTACTGGGTAGTAGTTCAAGGCACCGGACTAGTTCGTCTAGATGACCAAGAGGCTATGTGTCTTGCCGGAGATGCCTTTGTTATTGAAGAAGGTATGGCTCATCGGATTAGCAATACCGGTGAAGATGACCTAGTCTTTGTTGAGGTACAACTGGGTACCTACTTTGGCGAAGATGACATCATTCGCCTTGAGGATGACTTTGGAAGAGCATGATGGAAAAAACTTGGGAAGTAAAAGAGAAAGAACTCCGTGAGGAGATAGCTCAGAAGATTGAGAAGTGGAAAGAGTCAAGCACCACCCCAGCTGTCTATGACGCACTTCAATGGGCAGCAGCAGTAGCCCGAGGTACAAAGTGACAGGAACTAACGGCTACTGCAGCACTTGCGGTGAGTGGGCAGAAGATTGCAAGACTATTATCGTATTTAGCGTACCTGAGAAGGTTTGCGCAGAATGTCGGGAGGACTAATGAAATTCTTAGATAAAAATGTAGATGCCAAGGAAGAAGCTCGTCTTCGTTCATTTGGCTGGATGACAACTGATGAGTTCCTGGATAAGTTGCTTCCAGGTCTTCGTGAGTACTTAGACCGTTACACCTACTTAGGTAGCGATAACCAACTTAACCATCCTGAAGATATGATGCTTAATGTTCAGACGTATATGGAAGTTGGGTATCACGTGATAGCCGATTTTGGGGTGGCGAGCGAAAAGCCTGCTCCGGTGAAGAAAGAAAAGAAAAAAACCTCATCCGGCGTTGAGCAGTACAGTGGTTCTGCCTATTGCATTGAATGCAAAGTTAATGTGGACTTTGAAGGCTTCGTGCGTGTGTCTGACTCAGGTCGTCGTATGGCTCAAGGCAACTGTGACGAATGCGGAACAAAAGTTAATCGGATACTCGGTAAGGCCAATTAATGCACAAAGAACAGTTCCCTCACAAGTATCCACATGAGTCACGAGGATTAAAAATGGATGACAAGTATCGCGAGTATTACGAGCACAAGAAGATGGAAGAAGCTATTAAAAAGATAGAGAGTCAGTTTCATCCTGACTTAGGAATTACAGTTAGAAAAAACCCTGAGACAGAGAAGTGGCACTCCGACAGAACTAAACAGTTCAATAAGCATAGAGAAAAAGAAGAGTGGCACCACGAACAAGTCAACAAGTTAAAGAAAACAAAGCCAGACCCAGCTACAGTTGAGGCCGAACTACAACGCGAAGAAGAGTTGTGGGACTCATGAGCTTTGATTATCACGCCGCAATGACAGAGGGACATTCATTTAACGAAATGGTTGCAGAGCGATTGCGCTTTGAAGGTATTGAGTGCACCGTTCCTGAATTAGAGTTAGTGAGCACTGCAGCAGAGATTAAACGAATGACAGAGAATGAGAAAGACATCATTCTTGGTAACGGTTTAGTTCTTGAAGTTAAGTCACGTAACTTAGGGTTTTCAGAAGACCCTGCGTTATTTTGGCAAAAAGATATTTATGTAGATACCGTCTCAGGTTATGAGGCTAAGAAAGTAAAACCATATGCCTATGTGATGGTTAGCCAGAAGAGTGGCAATATGTTAATCGTTCATTCAAGAACTAAGGACAAGTGGTTTAAGAAAACTGTTACTGACCCTTATCGCAAGATTACTGATTGCTTTTACAAAATAGAAAGAGAACACCTAACAACTTGGGACGATTTAGTTGAAGATTTAAAAGCCTAGTCTTGCTCTCCGTGAGTTCTCTCTGCATGGCAGTTAGCGCAGACCAACTCACATTTCTCAATCTCAATTTGGATGTTATCTAGTGATACCCCTGACCGTACTAGGTCTGAGATATTGCCTCTCTTGCCCTCAATGACGTGGTCAAACTGCATGACATAAGGTGGGTAACTAACCCCACAGTCAGCACAGGGGGTACTGCCTTTAACCTCTATGACGTAATCCCGATTGCGCTTACGAATAAGGCGATTGGTGATGAGCGTCCTTTCCTTTATAGCCTCCTTGTTTTTCTCATAATGTCTCCGAGATGACTCTCTTTGTTTGTCTTTATCAAGAAATGGCATGGAGCACAGCTTACACTAATCCATATGAATTGCATTAAATGTGACCACGCACTTGATATGGGTGTCTGTGTTGTAGACACCTGCAAGTGTATCTGCATGGACCGAGAGATAGAGAGACCACGAGATGACCGTTAAAGTTTATGGCCCATATCCTGACAAGGAAAAGGGTGGACGCAAGAGAATGGTTACACTCAACACAGCAACAGGCAAGATGAGCTCTACTCACGCCGCCCGTTACAAGAAAGAACAAGAATTAGGGCGAAAGCTCAAGAAGAGTGAGCACGTTGACCACTCTGACAATAACAAGAAAAATGACAGTTCCAGTAATCTTAAAGTAATGAAAGCATCAGACAACATTGCCAAAGGCAACAAAAATAGAAAGAAGAAATAAAATGGCAGAAAAAGGTACAGCTGCTTTGATGGTAGAGCTTGCTCTTAAAGAAGAGGGCTATGTAGAAGGACCAAAAGATAACGAAACTAAGTATGGCGCTTTTACTAAAGCCAACTTCTTACCATGGTGCGGAAGTTTCTGTATGTGGGTAGCAAATGCCGCTGGCGTTAAGATTCCTAATACTGTTTCTACAATGGCAGGTGCGGCAGCGTTTAAGAAACTCGGCACTTGGACAGATGCAGCAGCAGCTAAACCAGAACCTGGCGATATTGTTTACTTTGACTTTATGGCTGGCGGAGCTCCAATTGAACACGTAGGCATTGTTGTTAAGGACAATGGCAATGGAACTGTCACAACTATAGAGGGAAATACTTCTGGGCCTAAAAAGAAGTCTGGTTCACAGGCCAATGGTGGCGAGGCTTGTGTAAACATTCGTGCTTACAAGAAGAATGCTAAAGGTATTCCAGTCTTTATTGAAGGATTTGGACGACCTAATTACAAGGGTAACGAGGTCACCGCTAAGGTGGTTCCTGCAGCCCTTCCAGCGTTCCCAGGAGCCGTTAAGCCAGGAGACCAGGGTGAAGCTGTCAAACTCATCCAACACGCTCTCACGCTCGTTGAGGACGGCGATTACGGCCCAGCAACAAAAGCTAAGATTATTGCGTTTCAAGACAATCACGACAATCTAGACTCTAACGGCATTGTAGGGCCTAAAACCTGGGATGCTTTAATGAAGACCGCTCTTTAAAGAAGATTGGCTTGTTTGACCCTCCTAGGGGACCGTCTGGTAACCTAGGAGGGTCTTCTTCTAAGGGGTGAGCATGACAACAATCGTTGCGGTCCAATACAAAGATAAATGCGTTATTGCTGCAGATAACCAAGTAACTGGCGATGGTGGACGTCGCTACAACCACCCTGACATGAAAAAGATTTCACAACGTGGAGCTTTTTTAATTGCAGGAAGTGGAGAAGTGCAACCCTGTGATGTTGTCCAACATATGTGGGTTCCACCAAAAGTAACTGCAAAAGACTCTGCAGATTTTTATCATTTTATGATTACCAAAGCAATGCCCTCCCTTCGGAAATGCCTTACCGATAACGGCTACGACTTTAATGAAGGTAAGGGCGAAGGAAAAGCTGACGGTAATCGGTTTAATTTTATTATTGCTGTTGGTGGAGAGGTCTTTGACATTGCTGATGATTTATCGGTGTGTCGTTCTGGAGATGGAATCTACGGTGTAGGGTCAGGCTCTGATTATGCAATTGGAGCTTTGCATGCTGGAGCTAAGCCTCAAAAAGCTGTAGAAATTGCAGCAAAGTTAGATGTAAATACATCCGGACCTATACAGATTGTTGAACAATACAAATAAAGATAAGGTGAGGGCATGGACGAAGTACTATACCAATCAAAGTCTGAAAAACGACGAATTGAAAGACAGCTAGAAGCAGAGGGTTTTATTAAAGAGAAAAAAGAAAAAGCAATTCTAAACCGTTGGGAAGCATCTCAAGTAACTGCTGCTGGATGGCAGTCGGTGTTAGACCATGCAACAAACATATACCAAGAACATAAAGCAGAACTGGACGAAGAAACAATCATTAAAACTGAAGAACAGATTACTGAAAGACAGAGACAGATTAAAGAGTTTCTTATGGCTGAAAAAGACATGTATTTAGAAGCTATGGGAATACAAGCGGACTAAGAACCTCTTCCCCCTCATACTTGGCAAATGACGAAGAAAACACCAGAAGCAGTTGTTTACGATTTAGACCACACTCTTACTAAAAAGAAGGTGGCTCATAATGCTCGTAGAGATGCAGCTAAAGGTAAAAAGGTTCTTGTCCTTACTTCTCGCCCTTCCGCTCAACGCAAAAGCACAGAAGAATTTTTAAAGGACAATAAAATCCCTGCTGCTAAAGTGGTGATGCGTCCCCCAGGCGACACACGGAAAGACTCCGTATCTAAAAAAGACCAGTATGAAAAGAAGATAAAGGGAAAATACGCAGTTAAGAAAGCCTACGATGATAAGCCTTCTAATGTTAAAATGTTACGTAGCGAGGGCGTCAAAGCAAAGAAGGTATAACGGATGAAAGATGGATTAAAATTATTTGGCAATATTCTTTTGCGTATTGTCGCAGTGTTTGCCGCATCAGGATTATCAGTAATTGGTGCTGGTTCTGTAGCGGGTATTTCAGTTGTTAAGGCAATTACTGTTGCTGGACTTACAGCTGTTGCTGCCGTGGTTGAAAAACTTGCTCGTGGATTTATGAATGATGGAAAGCTTTCTTTGGATGAAATCAACTCAGCATTTGCTGCAGTGGATGTTAACTCTAAAACAGCAGCTGACTTGCAGGTTGAAGCTAACCAATCAGGTCAAGATATTGTAATTAGTTCAGAACCAGTTAAAAAACTTGGTGGGCTAGTTGAAGTTGCTGCAAAAGAAGATGACCCAAACTACAACTAGTTACTAGTCTTGTAAAATCCTGAACCTTTGAACTGAAGGCCAAAAGAAGTAAACACACGTTGAAGAACGTAGCTACACTTGTCGCAAACATAGTTAGGTTCTGCGTCATGGATGCTACGTTCTTTCTCGTAGTCTAAGTCGCATTGGATACAGGAGTACTCATACTTTGGCATGGCGAACATCTTACACGAGAGTAGACTATTGGAATGTTATCTGAAGCCCAGCAAAGTGTTACAGCTGATAAACAAGCTATGCCAGAAAACAATAAGTATGACGGTGCTGCGGGGCTAAACATCTCTGGAGAAGATAACAAGTTTGCTGCTAACTCAACCAAGGCGTTACCAAAACCTGGGTTCTCATCGTGACTATTACAGAAGTACAAGAACTTACCGCTACTGACCGTTGTGACCAATGCACGGCAAGAGCTATGGTTCGTGCAACATTTGCTACTGGAGAGCTTTACTTCTGTGGACATCATGCTCGTGAAACTGGTTACACCCTAGTACTAAAAGCACGCAACGTGTACGACCCTGAAGGATTGTTAGACCATGGAAACCATTAATGGTCAAACCCCAACGCCGTTAACAACAACGCGTTACTACTATTCGCACGACCATCCATCTAGTCCCTTGTCAGCAATCCAACATGACCACGTAAGTCACGGCATGTATGGAGGACCTAAAGGAGATTACGGACATTACAATGAAGGAAACATCAATGAGCAATCTTAGTCATCAATTTGACGGAGCATTAGAGGCTTACGAAGCTTCACAGCGTCGCCGCTATGCTCGCAGTAAAGGTGTTTCCGGATTTATTGGTAATGGCTATGGGTATATGAACGGGACACTAATGTCGGGGTCTTTGATGTCGGGTATGCCAATTCAAACACAGTCTGAACAATACGAAAATCCTGTCCAAGAACTTGGCGAGAACAACGGTCAAACAGCTTCTGATTCAACAGGTATGGGCGATGGCGGTACAGCAGCTTCTGCAACAGGTGCCGCAGGCGGTTCACCAGCATGAGTAATCAATTAAACCGCAAAATATTAAAAGTTAATAACAGAGATGTTGCAGACCAACAGTTTATTCCAGTTTACCCAACAGTAAAAGGCACTAGTCGTGCATCTATATTCGCATGGGCTAGTCGTGGTAAGGGTGTTGAAGGAGAGTCAACAAACTCTCAAGACTTAGGTTCAAAACAAATTATTCATAGACGCAGAAAACCAATGTAATTTCTGGTTTAATATCCGAAGAGGGCATGAGAGTTTCCGAGGGGTTACTTGAGCACACTGCGAAAAATCGCAGCACTATTCGTATTCCTAGCCGCTTTGGGTTTACCGGCGGTATTCGTGTCATCAAGTCATGCGATTACTTTAGAAGAATACAACGCACAAGTTGCTGCTGCACAAGCAGAGCTTACTGCCGCACACCTTGCAGTTGATACTGCTCAAACAAACTACGATACTAATTTAATTTCTGATGGTGCTACCGTAACAACAGGTATAACAGCTCAGGTGTACAACAACACCATTAGCCGTAGTCCAAGTGAAAACAACTTGTGTGCAACAACAACGCTGTCTCAAATATCCGCTAACTGGGGCAGTGGTTCTGTACTAGGATGCGATGCAGACCGAGTAACTGTTCATTACTTTGGAACTATAACTGTGCCAAATACAGGCGCGTATAGATTTAGAAATATTGCAGATGATGGTTTTTACATGACTCTAAATGGTCAAGTAGTAGTTGATGAGTGGCGTGACAAAGGCTGTAATGGAGCTTGGGGTAACCCCATCACCCTTACTGCTGGACAGACTTACTCCATGGATGCTTGGTACTACGAAAATGGTGGTGGAGCATGTTCTACACTCTACGTGTATCAGCCATCCGGTAATTACCAAGTTGTCCCAGCATCTTGGTTTGGTACTTCTTCTGGGAACATGATTCATAACCCTGCTTTGCTAACCATACTACAAGCAGCACAACAGCGATTAGACGCAGCAAAAGCTGCTGTTTTAGCAATCCCTCCATATTTACCGCCTGTAAACGCTCCAACTAATTTAATTGGGCAAGTAGACACCGGAACCGTCACACTGAGTTGGACAGCCCCAAAGGATGGAACTCTCCCTGAACGTTATGCAATTTTCTTTAGCAACGGTACATCTAACGGGTGGGGGATTGCGACAGGAAACGTAGGAGATGCAACTGCATTAAACACCAGCATCACTATAAACCAAGAAGTGTTTGCAAGTAGCGGAGGGTTAGACTCTACGTATACGTTCTCTATTCGTTCTGACAATGACACTCTGCATTTATACTCTAGTAACTCAAACACAGTTTCATTACTGGTCCCTAACATTGCGCGAATAAACGCAGAAGTAGCAGCAGCAGCTGCAGCAGAATCGGCTCGTCTTGCTGAAATAGCACGAGTTGCAGCAGTAGCAGAAGCGGCACGCATCGCAGAACTTGAACGAGTAGCGGCGTTAGCACGTCAAGAAGAATTAGATAGACAAGCAGCACTTGCAGCAGAGGCGTCTCGTCAAGCAGCAATTGCTGCAGAAGCAGCGAGAGTTGAGGCAGCTCGGATTGCAGCCGAACAAGCAGCAACAGCCGAAGCAGCACGGCAAGCTGCTATAGCAGCAGAAGCAGCTCGTGTTGCAGAAGCAGCAAGGGTTGAGGCTGCTCGCATCGCATCCGAACAAGCAGCTGCTGCAGAAGCAGCACGGGTTGAGGCAGCACGAGTAGCTGCAGAACAAGCAGCTGCAGAACAAGCAGCTGCTGCAGAAGCTGCAGCCAAAGCAGAAGCAGACAGAATTGCTGCAGAGAAAGCAGCAGCTGAACAAGCTGCTAAAGACAAAGC